GACACCGAAAACACACTTACCGTTCGGTTGATGGTGGGCGAGCTAGCCAGCGACACGGAAGAGAACGTGATCAACGGATCAAATCCAATGATTCTAGGCCAGGAGCTGATTCAATTTTGCGATGCGGTGCAAAATGAGGATGGATCGTGGACCGTCTCGCAGCTCCTGCGGGGGCGCCGGGGCACAGATGGGGCCTGCGGGACCCACGCCGTCGGGGACCTCGTGATTCTTCCTTTGGCGGGAGGGCTGATTCGAAAATCTTCGCCACTGTCCGAGATCGGTTCTTTGCGCTACTACCGCGCCGTCACGCTGGGCAAGACCGTCGATGCTGTGCAAAGCGTTCCGTTCACGCTCGCGGCGAATGATCTGAAACCGTGGAGCCCGGTTGATATCAACGCGGCCATCAATGGAAGTGGCGATCTCGTAATCACATGGCAGCGGCGCACGCGCTTGGGTGGTTATTATCAAAATTTCGGATCACCGGCTGGGCAGTTTGCGGATGGACTCGGCGGCCCACTCAGCGAAGCCTCTGAACTTTACGAAATTGACATCCTGGGCGGCAGCCCCGAGGAAGTTTTGCGCACGCTAAGCGCAACATCCGAAAGTGTGACATACACAGCTGCGCAAGCGGCGGCAGACTTTGGATCAACCCCTGCCACGATCGCGGTGAACGTCTATCAGATCAGCGCCGTGGTGGGTCGGGGCTCGCCCGGCAGCGCGGTGATAGGCGCATGGTAAGCCTGTAGCGGCGGTCCATGACCGCCGAGAGAGGTTTCAGTTATGGCCGAGGATCGCATGATTTTAGCTGGAAGTGAATGGAGCGAGCAATTGATCGAGCGCTTGGTGCGCATGGAAGCAAACATCGAGCAGATCAAGCGCTGCCTGTGGGGAAACGGCCAGCCCGGCCGCTGCGCGCGCGAGGATGAACGCATTCATGCGCTTAACAGCCGAGTCCAACAACTCGAAAACCAAGTCACCTATCACCGCGCCATCGTGGTCGTCGTCTCGGCCGTGGTGGGCTCGCTAACCTCGGTGGCGTGGCTTTTTCTCACCTGGCTGCGCAAATAGAAAGGATTAAGAACGCCATGACCTATTCGAAAACCGGCTTGGAATTGACGAAGCATTTTGAAGGCTGTAGGTTGCACGCTTATGAAGACGAAGGCGCATACTCCATCGGCTACGGACACAGAGGAGTGGCCCCAGATGCGATTTGCACGCAGGCCCAAGCCGATGCATGGCTCGCCGAAGACATCCAGTTCGCAGCGGATTTCATCGACAAACACGTCACCATTACCTTGTCGCAGCCTCAATTTGACGCGCTTGTCGATTTCGTCTTCAACGTCGGCGTGGGCAATTTCGAACATTCTACCCTGTTAAAACTCCTCAATGCCGGCAAGTTGAAAGAAGCCGCAGACGAATTTCCACGATGGAATAAGGCGAGTGGAAAGATTCTAGACGCACTCTCCGAGCGCCGCAAGGACGAGCAGACGGAGTTTAATTCGTAGATCTGAGTGAGTATGGAATGGGTTAGGCGGTGCCCCTTATGCGGCCGGGAGCTGCGCAAGAAAAACGCCTGGGACATCGTGATCTGTATCTGTGGTTGGATTTGGAGATAAAGTGAAGCCAAGGGCAAAAATAAGGACTGCGCTGAATCAAGCCAAATCCATAGCAGGCATCGTCCTGTACTTAGCCCTGGCGGGGAGCGCCAGCGCTGTAGCGTGGAAGCTCTGCGTGCTCTTTGATGAAGCCCGAGTCGCATTCGCCCATACCGACGCGGAAATCAACAAACATACCCTCCCCAATTTCAATTTTCAACTCGGAACGGTGGCTGATTCAACAGCGCGAACGGCCGATGCGATAGCGAGCATCCAAGGCGACATTCACAAGCGCGTCGTTCCCAGGCTGGATAAAAACCTCGATGCGGCGGCTACGTCAATAACCTCAGCTTCGGCGGATATCAAGGCCATCCGCCAGCAGGCGGTGCGCTTAATCGTAATCAGCGGTGGAGTTGCAAGAAATATCGAGCTTGCTACGCGCGATTTGGACGATCAAGAGAAGGCACAGGCGGCTTCATTGAATGCTACCACGGTGGGCATGGTGAAGCTGACCCAGGATGCGGACAATCTCGTAGATGATCCCTCGCTGACCGCTACGCTGCAAAGCCTGTCGGTGACAACAAAAAATCTCGGCGAGGTAACCGGAAACGCGGCCAAGCTTTCGGATTTCTACTATAAAAAGCTTACCTCGCCCGTCAGCCTAGCGAAAGAGGTTGCCTTGGGAGTGGCGCATTACAGCGCTCTGTTCGCAGGAGCGCTGGTAGGAAGTTGGCACTAACCTGGCCCATGGGCATCACAGGAAGCCCAGGCCGTTGAAAAGAGAAACCATGTCTAATTTGATTCAGAAAGTCGAAAACTTCATCAAGGATCTCCAAGGCGACGCAAAGAAGATCGAGGCCGACGGCCCAGCCGTGATCGCTGCAATCCAAAAAGACCTTACCAGCTACGTTGCTCCGCTGGAAACCATGCTCGAAGAGGAATTCCCCGGAGCGACGGTGCCGGTGGCACTAGGCAACGCTCTCTTGCAGGGCGGCTTGACCCTCGTGAGCGATGCCATCACAGCCGCAAAGGCGAACGGACTCAATCCCACCAGCGACCAAGCCTTCGTCCTGGCGATTAAGGCGCTCGCAGCCCTTTTCAAGGGCAAGGCGGCTACGACAACGAAAGCGGCGACGTAAAGACGAAGCGCGCTCGGCCAAGCTCGCACAACTCGGAGCCCATGGTGTACAAATTCATCGAAGACAATAAGCGAGACGTTGTGGGTTTAATCTTCGTCGTACTCGGCGTGCTGGTTGCGTTCTTGATGCCCAGCTGCCGGACCATGGGCGAAGGCATGTTCACTGCTGGAATGCTAGCACTTAATCTGCAATCCTCAACGAAGGATAACGGATCGCAATGAAAGTCATTTACGTTGCCGGACCTTTTCGAGCGGCCAATGCCTGGGAGATTGAGCAAAACGTAAGACGCGCCGAGGCTGCGGCACTTGAGGTTTGGCGTGCTGGCGCAGTGGCGATATGTCCTCACGCCAACACAAGATTCTACCAAGGCGCGCTGCCAGATGCGGTATGGATGGAAGGCGAGCTAGAAATCCTACGGCGCTGCGATGCAGTGCTGGTGCTGGAAAACTGGAAGGTCTCAACTGGCACGTTGATGGAGCTCGTAGAGGCCCAAGGAAGATCCATGCCGATTTTCTATTCTATAATGGAGCTCAATGCCTGGCTCTCCAGAGAGCATAAATTCGATGCGGCAGTTTGAAACCGGGGCCACGCGCGACGCCGACACAGACAAGCTCGACTACGAAGGCTTTCTTTCACCGCTTGTCCTGGAGCGATTTGCGCGCTACATGCACAAACATCGCATTCAAGCGGACGGCTCGCCCCGCGATTCGGACAACTGGCAGAAGGGCATCCCGCGTGAGGCTTACATGAAATCCGCTTGGCGGCATTTCATGGTTTTTTGGACGGCGCACCGCGGCTGGAATCCTGCGACTGCCGACGAACTAGAAGAGTCAATCTGTGCGCTCATTTTCAACGCCCAGGGCTACCTCCACGAGCATCTGGCGATTCGCGGGCTGAGTGCGGAGGTAAGTTTACATGGCCAAGTCAAAACCGATTGAGCATATCGGATTAAAGCTGGACGGAAAGCCATTCGAGCCTAACAGTCGGCCCAGCTGCGCCACAATCGCAAACTTCTTGCGGGGCAGTCCCGCAGATGAAGTGTACACCACGCGCGAGTTGGCGCGACGGTTTAAGGTTAGCGAAACAGCCGTTTTGAGAGTCGCGCGCGAATTTTCAGGCCTCAGCGTAAGATACAAAGGAGGTCTGATATATGGTTCCCGTCGAGCGATAGAAGAGCTAAGGAGGCAACTTGAAACTTAGCGAGATTTTAGCCCCAGCGAACGAACTCCAGGAGCTGGCCAGTGAGAATCTAAAAGACAAAATCGAGCGCATCAAAGGGCGCCGCAAGCACGTCGCCAAGATCTCCAGGCCGGCACAGCCATCTGCCTTCCCGGAGCTTTTCGTGGACATCCCCGCTTCCTGGCCTTATGTGGACGTCTGCCCACTCTATGATGTCCACCGTGGGCATAGCAGGCATCTGGATTCGCTGTTTAGACAGCACTTGACCTGGATGCTGCGCAACCCTTACTTGCTAACTTTTGATGGCGGGGATTTTAGCGAGTTTGCCTCTAAGCTTTCCGTGGGATCCGGCGTTTATGAACAGCGCCTCAAGCCAGATCAGCAATTCGAAGATGCGCTACTTATCCAAGCGCGATTGTGGCGCAAAATGCTTTTCAAGCTTCCCGGAAATCATGAGCTGCGGGCAACAGTCCTGGGCATCGACTTAGCGCGCTGGATTGCTACCTGGTTGGGCATTCCCTACTTCCCAGATTTCTGTTTTTGCACCATCCGATTTGCCGGCAATAATTTCCGCATCCTCGCCCACCACGGCACGGGCGCGTCAACCACCGCCGGCGCCCAGCGCATGGCGGCGCGCAAAATGTTGCCCTGGGCGCGGTGCTTTGATGTCTTCTGGACGGGACATCTTCACAACTCGCTCGTGGACGTGGTTTATCAAGTCGATCACGACCAAAAGACTGGCCGAGCCATGGAGCGTAATGCCCTCGTAATCATCGCACCTTCCTATCTGGGTTATTTCGGGACATACGCCGCGCAAAAGATGTATCCCCCCGGCATGCCGGGTTTGCTGCCCATTCGACTGCAAAGAGACGGCCGCATCGACGCCAGTATTCATGCCCGTGGGCGCCGGTTATAATCAAAAATAAATGCCTTGCGAGAATGCCATGATGCTATTTGATCCGTCACCAGGACAAATTGTCGATCGCATGACAATCCTGACTCTTAAACGCACCAAAGCGCTGGCAAACAACATCCCCGTGGCTGCAATCGATGCTGAGATAGCGAGGTGTAATGCAGTTCTCGATAAATTTAAGGAAGCCCATCCCGAAAAGGTTCCACGATTCAATTGCCTGGCCAGCCTACTCCTATGGCGAAATAATCGACAGTGGTGGCTGGAGGACGCGGTACGCTCGCACCTTAAAGCCCTTAACGACCCACCGACGTATGACCAACTAGCCGAAGTGGTTCAGATCGAAAAGCAGAATGCCATGGGAAACGAAGCTCGCGCGCTGCTGGTCCGGGAGATCGACAAGCTCTTCGGTGTTGAGCCCGAACTAAAGGCTTATTCATGAATTACATCGTCTCGACTACCATTCATCCACTGTCCGAGGCGCTTCGAAAATTCGATGCGTTGCCCGATTGGCGGCTAATCGTGGTCGGTGACCTCAAAACTCCGCCCGATTTTAAACTCGATCGTGGAATCTACGTCAGCCCCAAAGATCAGGAAAGTTACGATCGCAAGCTCTCAAACGCCATAGGTTGGAACTGTGTACAGCGCAGAAATCTCGGGATATTGATAGCGTATGAGGCAGGGGCCGAGGTGATTGCGCTGGTTGATGACGACAACATTCCCTACGAAAGTTGGGGGCAAAATCTACTTCTCGGTCGCTTAATTGAAACCCACTTCTACGTTGCACCCTCCTGCGCGCCGGCGTTTGATCCAGTGGGTGCATTAGTGAGTCACCTGTGGCATCGTGGATTCCCCCTGCAACTCCTGGACTCCCGCGATTATGGCCATTGCATGATCCAGCGCGTCTGCCCCGAAATTCAGGCAGATTTTTGGGATGGAGATCCCGACGTCGATGCCATCTGCCGGATGGAACACAACCCTGTTTGCCGCTTTGGCCCAGCCTATTTTCCCATGGCAAGTAATAAGCCGAGTCCTTTCAACAGTCAGAATACTTTCTTACTCAGACGTGTCTTGCCGGATTATTTTCTTGCTCCGGGCATCAACCGATTGGAAGATATTTGGGCCTCCTATTATGTGCAGGCTCGTGGTTTTAGGGTAGTTTACGGCGCTCCAAGCGTCTATCAAAAGCGAAACTCACACTGCCTAACCCGCGACATGGTGCAGGAATTCCTTGGCTATGAAAAAACCATAAACCTCATTCACGATCTCGCACAAGATCCTCGTCGCATCTACGACTATCTCCCAGCGGCGGCAAAGCGCGCCTGGCAACTCTATCGGAGGCACTTCGATGGCACCGAAACTTAGCCTGCTTCATGCGACTGCGCGGCCCGCACGCTGGGAGGCCGTTCACCGCGCTTGGGGACAACTCTCGGCGTGTGCACGAGAGATAGAATATGTTCTGGTGCCAGAGTGGGAATTCGGAAAAGCACCAACCACGAAGTTTGGAGCGTTTCTTGTACAACGCAACACGGGGCGCCCGTGCTTGGTTGATGCATTCAACCAAGCGGCCGCGCTTTCGACCGGAAAAGTCCTGGTCGTAATCGCAGATGACTTTTTCCCATTTCCGAATTGGGATACAGCGTTGTTGGATGTGTTAGGATATAAAAGCGATCAACCGGCTGTCGTGTGGGCGTCTACGCAGGGATCAAACGACGCGCACTTTATCGTCCACCCAATCCTGACCCGTGCTTACTATGAGCGCTACGGTTACATATTCTGGCATGAATATGAGGCCTGGTACGCGGATAATGAATTTAGCGACGTCGCTCATCGAGATGGCGTGGTAATCGATGCTCGCCAGCGCCTAAGATTCGATCATCGACATCCGTCCCGAGGGTTGGTCGCGAGTGACGAGATCAATCTGCGGCAAGACAAACGCGGAGCCACCATCTTTAAGGCCATCTATTATCGGCGTAAGCGAGAGGGATTTCCGCGTGCGTAAAGACAGCCCTTTAGGTGTTACGCGCATCACGCAGGATTTTTTGACGCCACCCTTGCTGAGTGTGCTGATTTGCGGATTAGAGTCTCGTTGGACGCAAACCAAATCACTGTTCAGAGCCCTCAAGATACAAGCGGACGCTCTGGAGCACGCCAATGGGGTTGAAATCCTCTACAACCTCGATGGCGGACAGAAAACCGTGGGTACCAAACGCAACGAGTTGTTGGCTGCTGCACAAGGTGAGTACTCCTGTTTTATAGACGATGATGATCGGATTTTCGGCGACTATCTAGAGCTCATTTTCAAAGCGCTAGAAAGCCGCCCTGATTGTGTTTACATAACCAATTTGACGACTTTTGACGGCTCTAAACCCCAGCTTGCTCGGGTTTTGCGCGGCCGTCCGGTTCCCGGGGTCGTTGGAGATATCTGTGTCCATCTCTGCCCTATTCGCAGAACCATTGCAGCATCGGTGAGATTCGATGAAAGATCGTTTGGAGAGGATAAAGCCTGGAGCGCGCGAGTCATGCCGCTACTTGTCACTTCCACAACCATTACGCTTCCCATCTATCACTATAATTTTTCATACCACACGACCGCTACCCAAAAGCATCTTGCGCCAGGAATGTTTCGTCCGGCACGCCCGGGCGGTCGCCCAGGCGTGCCCATTCCCCTGCATCTTGCGCCACGCACGCAACGTGTAGCAGATCGGCCGATCCCACGCGCCGTAAGTGGCTGCGAGCCAGATGAAGAGTTGCAGCGCGCAGCTCGCGAATACTACTCAAGAGTAAGGCAGTAATCGTCAAATACGTCCTCATGAAGCCAATTAAGATCAACGGCGTCACTTTCCGATTTGGGCAGGTTGAGTGGGAAGATGCGTGTGGTCAGATGCGCGCCCCGCTACCGGACTTTAACGTTTTGCGACGTTCGCGCCGGCCTGCAGGAAAGATCATAAATACCGTGGGTCTAGTCGCTCAAGTGGGCACCTACATTATAGTGATCAGCGAGCACGGAGTTGACGAGGTTTTCGACTTCACTCTTATTC